GCCTCTTCTGTGTCGGCGATAACCAAGTTTACATTTTCGGAAATTTGAACCATTTCCGCGCGAACTTCAGCGGCTGCATCTGTTGCCGGCTTTTGCAATTCGGCTTTTTCCTCTTCGGTTAAATCAGAGAAATGGAGCTTCAACAAGTCAATCTCTGCCGGTGTCAAATCTGAAAACTTCAGCTTCAATTCCTCCAGGTCAAAGATGTTCACGAAAGCACTATCCGGCTCACCTTCATACTTCATCTGTAAAGTACCGTTCAACTTCTTGAATATGGGCTTCTCTCCTTTCGGTCCACGTATCTTTTCCAGGGCAAAAAGAGTCTGCCAGGCTCCTGATGCACCCTGCTTCCAGAGAACGTACGTGTCATTTACACCCAAGAATGCACTAAGACCTGAATCACCAGGTTTCCCCTTCATTGCAGAAGGCAAAGCACGTTTCAGCATTCCACTCTGTACCACCAGCAACATGTCATTCTCTGTTATGTTCGTTGCAGGTGGAAGGTTCTGCGCTCTTACTATATCAAATTCTTGCTCCATATCAATTAAATACTATTATTCGACCATTTTCATCTGCCAAAAGCCCAAGTTCTTTATCCATCAGGACTCTATATCTTGTAACCCCACCGGTGTCTACCCAAGTCACGACAGGAACAACAAAGGAGATAGTAAACCGTACTGCTATGTCTGTCTCTCGCCATACTTCAACCTTATAAGATGGACAATCAGTATAATAAACTTGCGTCGCGGCTTCAAGTGATTTAATATATAAGCTCTGCGTTCCTGCCCCGGTAAGTTGGGTAAAGAACGCCCGATAATTATTTAGGAACTCTTCCGCACTGCCGGCCAGCATCCAAAGGGACAGTTTAATTTCTTTATGCTGTGTCTTTATAGTCGATAGGTCGATTGTCCGGCCATCTGTGAACGGTGTCTTTATTGCCGGGTACTTCAAAATATCCTCCTGCTTATCATCCGACCCGATTCCGAAGTCTGCGAAGTCTATCCCGTTGATAGAATAGTCTCCGCGAAGGTTTATTCCCCCTGAAGGTGTTGCCGGGAAAACAGAGTGATTATCCTCGATGAAAGAGAGTTCAAAGACAGACAGGTTTTCCCCAGCATTAAAGGGTACAAACTTGTCATAAGCGGTACCGGCATTAAAACGTAGTCGGTTTGTCATACCTGGAATAAGGTCAAATTCCCTATACCCAGGAGCGGACAAATCGTTAATAAACTTACGGTATCTGAACCAGAACATTTCAAGTGTATCGGCCTTCATAAGAAATTCCATCTTGACCGTCTTAGGCTCAAACTCTACGATAGACAAATCCGGATCGATACCGTCTGCCTCTGCCCAGTTATTATATTTAACAGCCTTCCGCTTCGGGTACTTCAATAAGGTATCGAATGAACCTTCTAACAGGGTACATCCCCATTCGGTGTATATGTCCTTACCGTCTATTGTCATAATACCTTCGCTGTTTTATCTTTGATTACTTTTACCTCTCCACCAGCGTTCTTTACGAACACCACAGCGTAGTTACTCGCATGGATTTCAGCCGTCGCACCGTGCATCAGAATTACGTTATACCGGGCAATTGTATCGAAATGGAGAACGGCCTTAGAACCAGCCAAGAACACCTTAACCGGATTGGTTAGCTCCACGTCCGTATCGATATAGATACCCATGCTTTCAGCTTTCTTGCCCCGGAACTCACGCAACTGTTCCATGGACGGGAAATTGTTCTTTGTGCAGAACTCTGTCCCCTGCGGTGTCAAAAGAAGACGCATAAGCTCTTCCTTACTCTCTGTGCCATGTAAGAGGCGGCAGGCACCTAACCGGTTTGCTATTTCAAAAAATTCTTTGTCCATATCGTTACATTCCCTTTATATTTACGTCAATTCTACCTTCCAGAGTTTCAAATGTCCTTTTTGTGTTCTCTGAAATCTTGCCGGCAACCTCTTTGATTTCTCTCGTATTCTCGGCTATCTGCTCGGTGTTCTTCTCTACCTTATCAGACAGGTCACGGATGGCATGAACATCCTCCCAGCCTTTCGACTGCATATCATATATGAGCTTCATTTGTTCCCTTATGGGCTGCGTGCTGTTGCGGATGTCTTCCAAGACTACACGAGCAGCACCGGTCTGCCCGGCTAATAAATCAATACTCTCCTGTGATGCCTTTGAGTAAGCTCCTTTCAGGGAATTATCAGAAACATCGGTATCCTCTTTTTTATTCTTCATCAGGCTATCAGCCCAGCCAAACTGTCGGTCCAACTCCTTTTGCAGTTCTTCTGCCATGTTGTAGATGTAATCCTGTTCCCAATCGGAGAAAACATTATCTGCGTAGAACTCCTTTAATTTCTGACGAATTTTCTCCATTGCCCCGGAAGAGTCAGTTGCTGCCTTGATGGATTCTGTGACCATCTGGCGCATCATCCTCTTGACCGTATCTTTAGCCGATTCAGCCCTGTTTTCACCGGAAGCCCAAGCTTCTGCTTGTGCATTGGCAAAATTTTCAATAGCAGATTTCAGGTCTTCCCCGAAAATGGCATCTTCTGCCTTCTCCTTATTATCAGCAATAGCTTGATTGATTTCGTCAATCTGGTTCTGCCAATCCTTAATCCTATCCTTGTCCGTTTTCTTCTTGTCCTGCTCTTCACGTATCTGTTGCTGGATAAGGACTTTCTGCTGTTCAAGGCGCTTGTTATTCTGCTCAATCAACTTAGAGGCATCTTTGGAATAAGCCTTATCTATCTCCTTGCCAAGTTTTTCGTAAGACTTATCAAGCGTGTCAATCTGTTCTTGTAACCGCTCAATACGTTTCTCGTTCTTCTTGTCGTGGATTTTGGCAATAGCACCGGCCAAAGAAGTAACCACCCCGATAGCTGCACCGGCAGCCATACCAATCTGTCCGAACATAGCCCCGGCTTTAGCACCATTCATGGCAGAAGACATCGTGTCCATTACAACATTAAGTCCTTCTGCTATGCCACTAAACGCACCACCGAAAGCATCACCTAATTTGGAGAATGTTTCAGAGAGGAATTGCCCGGCCTGCATGATGTCGTTCATGCCTTCCTCAATCTCGGCAAGACCTTCTTTTAGCTTTCTGGCATCATCACCGGCGGCAAAGACCTTTTTCAACCCACCGGACATCTTGTTAAAGGCAGTCTCGCATTGGTCCGCTTCACGGTTAACGTTGGCGATTTCGTCTTTGATGGCCTGTAACTTCTCCGGGGACTTTGAGAGGATGTCGAATTGATCTTTAGTCAAACCGAACAATCCATTACCGTCCGAGCCAGTCTTGAACTCTCCGCTATTGACATAATCAAGCATCTCCTGAGCTTCTTTGGCAATAGCACGAATATCGGCCACTGTCCGCTTACTCATGTCGGAAAATAGCTTCGTTATGATGGACGTTTTCTTCTGGGCCTCGTCATCGACTGCGGCCAGAGCTTTTTTCATCTCTTCACCTAGAGAGAGTTTCTCTCCTGAAGTAAGAGCTTTTGAAATCTTCTCATTATAGAGTTCAGTAACTGCCTGTCGCTTCTCCATGTATGAACCGTACTCCTTCAGGTACTCGTTCATCATGCGCTTTTCCTCGGCCAGTTGTTCACTGCTAACCAATCCGGTTGACTTCTCTTTCTTCACGTAGGAATTGACCAAAGCAGTCCGTATCTCAACCGTTTGCTCTTTAGTTAGCTTACCGTCTTGAGCGTCTTTCCACTCTTTCTCTTTCGCGAGAATAGCGGCTATCTCTTTGTCATAGTCGAGATTTATTTGGGCGATCTTCTTTTCGGAACCTTCTTTCATAAGGTTTATCTCGACCTGTTGGTTCTGAAGACGAAGGTCGAGTAATTCTTTATAGATCGCTTTTTGCTTTTCGAGTTCCTTATTATCGGAATTTGAGCGATTAAATCTATTAGATTGCCTTAACAGCATTCTTTGTGCGGCAGATCGTTGCGCCTCTAATCTGCTAAGCTCGGCTTCCGCTTGTGCTTCTTTTTGTTTAGCGTCTTTATTAGAATGAGATAAAGCGTTCGTGTCCCTTATTATTTCATATCTTTCCTTAGCAAGCTCTATTTCCTTATTGAACATCTCATCAGTCAATTTCGATGCCTCTTTTATCGCCTTGGATCGTTCCGACTCAGAAACACTTTCATCATAAGCCTTCTCCCTTAATTCATTGATTTTCGCCTCTAATTTGGCACGTTCAATTAAGTTTTCTCGTTCTTTAACATCTAACGCATTCTGTTTTTCAGCGATAGCCATTCTCTGCTCTGCTTTTTTATTTGTCTCATCCATAAATGAAGACAACTTGCTTCCGGCATCTTCTATGCCAGTTATCCCTTGTAAATAAGCATTTTCCAAACCACTTAGGCCAGCAGAGAAATCGCCGGAAAATATTTTCCAAATGGACTCTCCCATTTTCCCCACAGCTTTCAGGCGATTCATAACCTGTCCTTCGAGAAAGTCCGTTAAATCAGTCAAAGCCTCTTTGGGCTTTGTGAAGGCCTTATACAGCCATTCCCCTACATCATCAACAACATCAAGTACACTATCCAAAGTCTGCTTAAAATATGCGCTCGCCACATTTAAGGCATTCTGGCCTTCTTCCGTTCTATTGAACCATGAAGTTAAAGCGGCCAAACCCGCTGAAATAGCTGCCAGTACCGCACCTATTGGAGTTGCGATAAAAGTAAGTGATGCTTTTGTTAATGTCTTAATTGATGTAGCGACTTGCCCAACAGGTCCGGGAATAGATTGAATAGCATTCAACATCTCCTTATTGGAGACCACAACATCACCAGCCGTTTTTTTATAAAGAGCATACTCGTCTTTCAGCTTCTTTACAGACAAACGAGATTTTGCCTGTTCTTGTTGGAGACCGAAAAGTGTCGCTTTTTCTTCATCTAACGCCTTTTTTGCCGCAGTAAGTTCAGATAGTATCTGGTCACTATTTGTATTAAACTTGCCAAGGTTAGCATAAGTGGCAGCAAGCCTCTTCACGTCAGATTCAACATCTCTAACTACCGACTTCTGATTAATAATCTTGTCTGTTAGGTCATTTAATGCAGAAGAGCTTTGATATATCTTATCCTTGAAATTCTGATCCAGTTCATTACCTGCTTTAACAGCAGCCGATACCATTGTGTCCAGTTCCTTAATATTCTTCGATAACTGAACTTCCATTGCACGAAGAGTCGCTGGAGGGGTATTACCATCCATGCCGGAAAGAGTCGATTTTAATTTATCAATCTCCTCCCGTAACTTAATAACTTTCTGATAGTCAGAATCTACATGAAATACTAAACCTGGCATATATATTGTTTTGGATAAAAGTACATTAGACAAATGGAGTGAGAGAATTTTAGGGAAAAGGATATATGACAATTAAGCTGTTGTCGTAAAATAAAAGAGGCGGACTAACTACCCGCCTCTCTTTTGTCTCAGAAGATCCTTCCCCGACATTTTTATTACTTCTTTTTTTTCTTTGTCCTCATAGACAGCTCTCGGTTTATCTGCACTCATTAAAAGTAAAAGAAGATATGGAAGTTCCTCATACACCTCTCGATAAGAAAGATGCAAATCATCCATAAACGAAGCAATATTTCCGGCGATGGTATCGCCCCCTACAATTTTGGTTTTACTGTCAGATTTGCCAGTTCCATCGCTAACTGGCAGACTACGAAAAAATCTTTTCCTACAATAAGATTAAACGCTACAAGAAAAGCGTTATAAAATTCCTCATGCGTTCCGGATCGTATCTCTTCGATTTTATCTTTGACCTGATTCTCAAAGTCAGGAACATCACCTACTACAAGATAAGCCAAGCCTTTGACTATGTTATCCGTGTTTTCGGAAACGATTTTAAGCAACTCGGTCGCACTTGTATCAGATGGTATATCCACATGACTTAAATACTTAATAGCCCGCATCATTACTTTTACAGATGGAGATTTTATTATATGGACTTTCCCTGCTATTATTATCGTTTTACAATAATCCCCAGAAATCAAATCTGATATATTTTTTGCTGCCTCATTCATGATTTAGAAATTAGAGGGTGATCTCTCACCCCCCCCATTACACATTAATATTTAGCCTTGCGGAGTAGTATCTTCTCCGTCTTCCCAGCGTTCAATAGGAACACCATCCTTTATCGGCTTCAACGCAGTAAAGACAAGTGCAAGACCTATCGCTTTTTCATTTGCCTTACCCGAAGCAGTAACACCTGCACGTGGAAAAATGATTCTCACACCGTCCTCCGTTGTGCCACGAGCGGTAAACTCTTTACTCTCTACATGGTCAGCACGTTCCCATGTCCCGGGCTTACCACCCTCACCGGCTGTAAATTTACCTCCCTGGAACTTAGCCTTAGTTTCAAGATCATACATACCAATAGAGGCATTGATTTTAACCGCACCCGGTTTCTTTGAGGAATAATAGGTATTTCCGGCTACATCCTTATAATCCGTAACTGTAGGATCTTCATCCTCATAGGTGAAAGTGTCCTCGTGGACTACCGGAACTTCTTCGAAAACAGTACCTTCGGAACCATCAGCCCCGATCGGCGCAACCTCCAGCTTCTGAAGGTTTACAACAACGACTTTTTTATTCTCTGCCATAATTATCTCACATTTAAAACTTCAAACATTATTTTCACATTCACAAAATGACATTTTAACGGTGCATCTTTCTCTTGATGGGTAGAATAGACCTTGTAACGATAGGTAGAACCGTCAAAAGAGGAAACAGAACGTAAGCCGGACGCTTGCCGCTCTAATTCAGTCAACCTCTTTTTATTTGCCATTCCGTTAATATCAGGCACACAGAAATTCACTTCAACGAAACCTTTATTCCAGTAAGTTCCCGGTTTGGGTTCTTTCGGAATGACGGTTATCCTCTCTTCGGTGACTTCCCCTTCCGGTATCGCATCCTTCTTGTAAGTAGGGATACCGAACGGCTTCAAGTCCCGAACCAGAATAGTTTCTATGTCGCCTGTTACTATCATTATCCAACAACCTCCCAATCTTCTGCAAACACATCACTGATAGATGGGACCCAAGAATCAGCACGTCCGGTATTCTCATTGTAGATAAGGCACTGCGAAGTGTAATCTACAAAGCCCTTCCCTTTCAGAATAAGGTCTTTCGCTGACTGCGGTAATGATTGCATCTTTGGGATAATCTCTTCGGTGATATGAGCAGGGATTTGTTTTACAACAAATAAACCCTTACCGTTCCAGCCACTTCTGCGTACAGCAAGACCGTATTTAAGTGCTTCGATTGCCATACCGAAACTCATGTGTTCCATACGGAAAGATTTTTCAAAAAGCCTATAATCTAAAACTTGATTATATCTTCCCATTAATTCACGTTGCAACACGAGTAAAAACGCTTGAATGTCATCCTTTACCACCTCACGAAATTTGTCAGAACGGACAAAAGCAGAGCATTTTTCAAACTTATCTGCAAGGTCTTTCTTCTCGATACATAAACGGTCTATGTGAGTTTCTGCCACTTGATACGCCTTTTCAAACACGTCCTTAGGCGACCAACTAATGTAACCTTTATGTCGTTCGTCATTCGGTTTACCACCATCCAGATATTCTACCAAATAGCCATCTGCATTCGGGTCTTCGTTTTCGGGTTGTTCCCAACCACGGTACTCATTATAAGCACCTAATGTCATCGCAACAGCTAACAACTGTTTTGTTCCAATATACTTTTTCATTTTTCAAATTTCTCTTTTAAAAGTTTTTCTGCTTCCAAGGCAGCACCACTCAATACTTCAAATCCTTTAGCTTCTACATACGAGGCGTATTCCGTCTCATTCTTCAGCGTCAATCCCGTTTCATCTACTTCATATTCGTTAGATTTACGAAGAGTACCGGTGATGTCCTGATAGTCCCCATTATCCTTAGCGTACTGAACGGCTTCCTCTCCTACTTCAATCATCGCTTCTTTGACCTCTTCATAGAACTCATCAAAGGCCGCATCAACATCTGAGAAGTCAAAATCTACAACCATATTTCCGCATACTTGAAATAGTTAGACTTACCGGACTTGATAACCTTTCCTTCAGCTCTCACACTTTCCCCATCCATGATTCTTACCTCGGTACCTGCATTTAGTTTCTCGCCCTCATAAACTATATGATAATTATAGTCGTACATTACCCCATTTACGGAGATTTGCTTCATCACGCCATTATCATCACACCGGCAGGAACCGAAGTCTATCCAATCCTCTTTTGAAGGAATTGGGTTCATATCCTCGTCAAATGACGGACCGGACACGACCTTGACCATTAATCTATGTGGAGCGAATATCATAAGAACTTGACTTTGGGTTTATCGGTATTGAGTTCGTCTTTCACCCCGTACTTCTTACACAAGAAAGAATAGTAGTCCTTAATCCCTTTAATGTCCCAAGACATTGAGAAACCACTTTCCCCGATAGATGTGGCCCGAAGTAAAAGAGAGGGGATGAACTTCGCCATCGCCACAGAGACACGACCGTAGCAATCCTCATTCATCTCATCCTCTCCGCTTATCTTAGAGGTAAGACACATATCCAAAAGGTCAGCCTCCGACAAGTTAATGCCGAAGGTCTGGAACTTCTGCTGTATGTAGTCGTTTACCGTCATGCCTCAATTCCTAAAGCCTTTTTCAAAGCCGAAGTCTTTTCTTCGTCCAAAGCAGTAACATTAGCCAAAAGAGTTTCATCTTTCATGTTCATGTTACCTTTCTCGCCAATAGATTTCAAGGCTTCAACCAACTCTTTCTTTTCGAACTCCTTTTCAAAGAGGGTGATTTTCATCTCCTTCTTTTCTTCGGGAACTACAACACGTTCGGCCAACTTGCGACTTTCCAAGTCTGCGACACGGGCTTCATCCTCAATTTCGAGAACTTGCCCCGGTTCGTAATACTTGCCGTTAAACTTATCACGAAAGACTTCTGTAACTTTTACTTTCATAGTCACCTCCTTATGCTGATTGGATTGAAGCAATATCGCTCAAGTCGAAGTTGGTAATCAAATCCGGGTTGCTGATTTGCGGAATCCACTCTGCCGTATATTCCATGTAACGACCGTTCTTGTCACGGTAGTTGGAAATAAGCATCTGTCCGTCTGTCGGGATATAGGTACGTCCTGCCACCGGGTCTGTTTTTTCATACGGGGTATGATGGCGCATATAGCCGATTTGGTCGGAAGATAACAGAGTGATACGATTGTCCGCATAAATCTGTACGTTCTTACCCGTTTGATCTTTTACGTAATCTTCCTTGATTTCGATACCAGGAAGGCCGATGCCTTTGAATACCTCGGAAGCCAAGTCAGATGAAATCAAACCAGTGCTCAACTTCATCTCATTAGTTCCGAGAATCATCTTGTACTGTTCGCCAAATTCAGATGAACCGAGAACGTGCTTGTTGAAAGAAGCACGGGTCATAATCATCTTGGCGTACACACCGAAATCAGGAATCAGAGATTGTAGCTTCTCTCTTAGGTAAGAGATGAACACATTCTTACTGTCTACAACTACATCCGCTTTAGCGGGCTTTATGAAGTTAAACGGAAGGCCAATTTCCAACAACTTATTGTCTGTATGTCCAGAGGTAATCGCTGCGTCCTTGTTATAGACTGTAGCTTCACCTGTCATCAACAAAGCACCGACAACAATATCCATACGCTTGTGGGCTGCAAGCATAACTTGACGGAAATCATCCACTAAGAAGTTTACAATCTCTTCCATAGCTGCCTTTTGGTCGGCAGGTTTGGCAGCATTGTACTTATCAATCAAATCCTGCAATTCAGAAAGACGGTCGATAGACATCTGGTAAGTATCACCCAAATAGGCAATCTCACCATAGCCGGAACCAATATTCCTACGCTCACGGATTGGCTTCTCACCAAAACGGGAATTGATTGAACCAGCCATCACCCCGGTAACAGAACCGATATAATCCTTGAATACGCGGGTTGTTACACTACGGAAAGCAAGATACTGTTGCCAGTATATTTTGTCCTTACGCGTTACGTTTACACGTCTGATGATAGCGGAAACAATGTTCGCATCATCGAATAATGTTTGAATCGTTAAAAACATATCTCACCTCCTTACTCGTTAAATTCAAACCATCCCTTCAAATTAGTCTTATCGTTCTCGGAGAACGGCATAACCAATTTGGAAGGCTCAATTTCTGCGGCTGTACGAAGTAATGATACCAGTACGATACCGTCTTCTACTTTGGTACGATTGTACAAAGCAGAGTTAGCAACATACTTCTGTTTCGTCCCACCTACTGCGGTAGCTTCGAAAAGAACCGCATCCTTAGCGATATTTTCACCGAAAGCAGCCTTGATAGTCAAGACATCATAGTCTTTGTTTGACTTGTCAATAGAGTCTACTTCCGCACCTTTCTTTCCGCTTCCGATAAACATTCCCTTATAAGCCAAAGAGTTCTTGGCTACCTTGATAGACAAAGCCGTATCACCAGCGGTATAGGCTTCGACAACTTGCACATTGATTACCGCATAAGCAAACTTGTTTTTCAAGTCTGCATAAATCGGGGTAAATACAGGCAGGAAACTTCCCACCGTCAAGTTCGTTGTGTCGAGCTTGTATGGGCCACGTCTGCGGATGCCCGTTTGGACATCGTAACGTTCCTCTTGCTCAACAGGCGGAACTAAATCATACTTAAATCCTGCTGACATAATTAATTCTTGTTTTGTTCAACAATCGTTTTTGTCCCCTCGTCAATCATTTTAGCAATAGATTCAGATTCTTTCTCAATCTTCGCTTCTGCTGATTCAGGAGGAATAACACCGGCAAAGCCTTCATTCTTCAATTCCTGTGCTACATCCTTGAAATAAGTATCCAAGTCTGCATCTTCGGGAACAGCATAACGCTTTGCTTGTGATTCGGGAATACCGTACTCCTTAGCCTTGGCAAGAACCTGTTCTTGGCGTGTAGCTTGTACTTTTTCCGTTTCAAACTGAGTCAGCTTGTCGGAAAGAGGCTTAACGGCTGCACTCACTGCGTTTGCAATGATGGTTGCCATGTCATCCTGCGGAACTGGTGATGGATTTGGGTTAGGATTGGGATTCTCGATTGGCTTACCGTCCTTCAAGCCATGTTTCTTCTCGTAGTTAGCCACTGCGGAAGCACCTGCACCATTAGCCCGGAAATCACCATAGGAATTTAACACGTCCTGGAAGCCTACTCCATCCGCAATTGTCTGTAATTGGCTTTCGTCCGTAACACCGGCCGCTTTCTTTTCTGCGATCCGGATTAAAGTAGCTTCATCAACCCCAGGGAATTTGGTTTTGAGTAATGCTAAAATCTTTTCTTTCATACCGTATGAATTTTCGTTTAAAATCTTTGGTATAAAAGTAGATAGGTTATGTATAGATAAGAAATTTCAGAATACGGAATACATGACAATAGAGCTATTGTCGTAAAAAGGAAAGTAAAGAGCATAAAAAAGGCGTGAAGCCTAAAGAATCACGCCTGTAATAGTAAAAACAATTCTTTAAAAACCTAACATAGCTTCCGGAGGTATGTTTAGCACACGACAAAGTAATCTTGCTATTTTCAAAGTCGGTTCTGAACGACCTGCAAGATAATCATTAATACGTGAAGGGCTAACTCCTATTTCACCGGCGAGTTGCCTTTGCGTCATTCCTTTTTCTTCAAGAGATAATTCTATTAATTCGGCAACAGTCGGCTTTTCTATAGGATAATGCTCCTTTTCGTAAGCAATCACTATATCAGACATTACAGTAAGTTCCACCGCATTCTTATCGTTTGCGGGGGTATTACCATCAACCAATGGCAACAGTTCTTCTACTCTTGCCAATGCAAATTCGTATTGTTCCTTACTAACTTTATTCATATCCTATATCTTAAATGGTTGAACAATCAATTTTATTATAATCTTTATGAGTACCCACCCAGCGGATGAATATATAACCCATTGTAAACTTTACGACAACTACCAACCGATACCTGTTGCCCCTGATATTAAAAACATAATGCTGGTTGCCTACATAATCAGCAGAAAGAAAATCAACCTTAATATCAGATAAGTTTTTCCATTCAGCCTTTTCTGCAATATCATACCAACGCTCAAGAGCTATGCGTGAATCTTCATAACCTTTAGTTTCATAGAAATCTTTCAGCTTCTTATGTGATACTATTCTCATTTCTCTTTCATTTGATACAAAAATACAAAATAATTCCGTATTACAAAACTTTTATAAGGAATTTATTTTACATAATAGAATTTAGATAATAAAAAAGCGGAACTAAATAGCCCCGCTCATTAATATCATATTATCACAACTATGCTGCTGTAGGAGAATTACTTTGTTTTTTCTGTCTTTTGGCTCATATCTTCTTCAATCTCTTTTAGCTCTTCGTCGATGCGATCCATGTTTCCGGCGAATATGATACCTTCCCTACGGGACCATATTCCACCATTTACAGCAGAGACAGCAGTAGAAACCTTATCTGAGACGTTATCAATCATGTACGGAACAATTTCTACATCAACATCAATCGTTTCTGATGCTTTCTCAAAATTGGTATTAATAGAACCGAGTGCTGATATTAAGAAATTCACACGCCTTTGTAGAAATGGACCTATTTCCTCTGCCGTATTTTCTACTGCCATATGTGCACCCATGAATACATACCGGAAGGCTTCGCCCGATAATGCGTTTCCTGTACCTTTTAAATTCTCAAATGAAATGCGGGGAGTATTGGTAAGTGCATATGCCTGATTGAAGTGATTTTCAAATTCGACTTTTACAGGGTCGCTTGCCTGGTTCCATGTCAAATAAGCTGCATCTGCTCCTTCTGTAAGTTGAACAACCCTATTTCTAAACTCGCCAGAAAGTTTTTCTACATCACCTATCAGTTTCAGTATCGGGAAGAAATGATAGTCGATACAGTCGGCGTAGCTGGACAAAAGTTTCTCCAATCGAACACGAATAGTCTTTATCTTCTCACAATATGCTTCCGGCCGGTAGCTATATATTACAGGCAGTTTCTTAAAGCCATGCTTGAAAGCGGATACCATCTCCCAACCTTTGTCTAACTCCCACTGAAAGACTACATCTTTCGTCACAGTCATAAAGCAGGTGATTTCGTGGTCGTCCAGGTCTTTCTTCTTGTACTCACGGGAGAAAGCAACCATATCACCGGAATCATCAAAGAACGGATAAAGTTTATCGCCCCGGAACGGAGACCAAAGAACACTACGAAGTTTGTATTGTGGCATGGACTTACCGAATAGATTAGCCACTTTCGCCTTTAGTTTAGCCCAGAAGCCGTCATCTTTCGTTACATACCAATATTCAGCACATTCCTGCTCTGACAGCCAAGAACGAACAATCTTCCGGTTCTGATACTTGATTTTGTTCTTCTTTAGAACCTGTTTCAAAGCCTCAAAGATACCTTTCTCCGATTCATCCGGGGTACAATCCATCTTCGGCTCGGTACCGACGGTGAAAGCCGTCTGGATATTTACGATATCCTGCTCCAAAGGCAGAGCGATTCGGTTAGGATCTACCTTCTTCGTTTTTTTCGGAATGACGGTAGTCTTACCGGTCTTTTCGTCAAATACCTCTTTCTCCTGCTCAATTGTGATTTCAATCTGTGGATACTTCTCTTTATCCACGATGATTTCGTGTCTATTCGGGTCCCAGTCGGCATATAGTTTCTCCCTGTCTGGAAGCTGAGTTTTCCGACCTTTCTTCAGATAGTAGATTTTACGGTCTATATCTTCGAGTGCTAAAATTTCGTCTATCGTTTTCATTTGATTATATTTTAATGTGCAAATACTCCTGAATTATCTTTCGGCTTCAAAATTCGTCCGAGGATGTGCCCCAAGATATAATACCTAATGGGGTCAATCGTATGATTCCAAGCGTCTACCGGTTCATTGATATAATGCCCGTCCTTGTCTTTATCCCAGACATATTTGCGAAGCTCTTCAATGATGTGATAAGAACGTTCTGTAACGAATAGTTCCATTTCATGTATCTTGTCAATGCCAGCCTTGATTGAACCAGGAAACTTATCTACTGGATAGATATTCACTCCCCTATTCTTGATTTCTTGTATCAAACGAGGGTCTGCACTATCACCATATACTTTCAAGCCCCACGGTTTTAGTTTTTCAGCGATAGCGTTAGTTAGCATTCCAGTTTCATAGAATAGCTCATCTACATACAATCGATTATCCACAATCCCACACCGAATACCGGTTGATGGGTCATTAGTATATCCCCAGTCAGAAGCAAGAGCCACTTTCTTACACCACTGTGGGAACTCTTTCACAATTCCCCACTTCTTGAACACTGCACCTTCCGCAACGTCAGCCCAGCGACCGATAACGACATGAGCGTACTTTTCGGGATTGTTAGCCTTCATATCCTCTACTTCTTTCAAGAACTCCGGTGAAAGGTTATCCAAATTGTCAAAGTAGGTCGTATGAATGTGGAGCACATTCGGATGAGTTGAGATTTGAACCTGTACGCCGTCAATCTCTACCAGCTTATGAGTATTCTCAATGTACTTTTTATAAATGAAGTGATTAGAATCAGTTGGATTCATTATGATCATGATCCGGTTCTGGATTCCTATCTGCCGAATGGAGAGCATAATCTTGTCAAAGCTATTCTCATCTGTCCATTCCTCGGCCTCGTCACAGACAAAAGTTGTCAAAGCATGGATAGACTTTAGTTTTGCTGTCTGATTACCGGAGGATGTTTTTATACCCCGAAACATAATACGACTTTTAGTCATTTTATTGACTATATCCGTCTTGGTCGTCTTGAAATACTTTGTTGTCCCATCTAATTCTATCTTTTCCATCATCTCTGGGATAATGGACATATTAGCGGAGACCATCGTATAACGGGTATAAAGGATCTGATGTACCATCTTTTCGGCTTCTGTCATTTCAAAGGTCAGTCGTTCAACGAAAGCTGATACGTTGAACGACTTGCCGGAACCGCGTCCACCTGTGATAAGGATGATAAACTTTTCTTTATCGGTGTACAAGGGGTGATATATCGTCTGAGGTGTAATCATTTCAGCTTATCTTTAATCCATGAATCAATACTGATACCGTGGTTTATGTCTGTAGGAATGTCGGCATCTTCATCCTGTTTGCGCTCAACCTTTCTCCACTCTTCATCATAATGATAGAGCCAAGTCATTTGAGCACTTAAATTGGGAGCCAGTTCACCTTCTACAGTTTGAACCTCTTCTTCACCTGTCAGATTGCCGTCCTTATCCTTAATTTTCCGAATAGTGGTACTCTTTGTTTTCACACCACCAAGCGCCATAGCAAGGAATTTAGCCCGGACAAGAGAGTTTATCGCACAACGCGCGCGTGAAAGGACATCACTTAATTCACTGTATGCGCTCTTCTTCTCACTAAACTTTTGCGGTGACAATCCAATAGCATGAGCAATTTCCTTATCCGTGAATCCCTTTTTGGCATACGATTCTACGAGAGAAAGAAAGTCCTCGCTTGTGTAATCAAACTTAGGCTTTCTTCCTCCTTTACCTTTTGTATTTTGAGATTCACTTTTTGCCATATCACACCTCCACTATTTCAAATTCATCTGCATACGTTTTGCCAATCCAATCTACTTTTTGCTTTTCAGTAGCGGATTCATAAATGCGCCCACGCTTAGATAAATGACGATTCAAGAAACGCTCACGGCTTTTATATTCTCCGTATGATTTATCAGTGGATAATCCTTTCGCTTTACAGAAGAACAATCCGGTTTCTTTATGTTTGAACTTTACTGCCATATCAATCTACCCTTTCAATCATTTCGTCAAACAGTTCGCCTTTGATAAACTTCATATCCGGATCATACCCAAATCTTGCCATGAAAGCAGCTTTCGCTTCATAGGTATCAAAAGACAACACCACATAGGCATCCATATCCTCGGCTGTCTTCTGTGCGCTCTCCTTAACTTGTTGCTTGACTTCTTTCATGTGGGCAACCTTCTCTGCACGCTCTAATTGCTTGGCGGCTTTCTCGGCTTCTTTCTGTTCGGTCACAGGTGACATCATATCAGACAGAGCATCAGCGATAGAGCTTTCCTCTTCGGTCTGTAATAGGTAATCGACGCCAATCATGTTCAGGTCGGCATCGGTCAATCCTGCGTCTTTCCAATCAATATCGGGAACAATTCGGGCAAGAGCATCGAAATCCCATTTTCCCCCTATATTGGGATTGTTAAAAGCAATATTCGCTTCCTTTTCTTTTTTTTGCGTATAATCAGCAACCTCTACTTTTAATCTGTAATCATTTGCTGGATAGCCTGCCCACTCATCAAGAATTTTAATTTTCTGATGACCGGACACGACAGTATTTCCATTCGCTCCATTTATAACGATACCTCCAGCTACACCGAAGTTTTTAAGAGAGCGTTTTAATTGTTTTTTGCCGTCTTCATCAATAACTCTCGGATTGTAATCCGAAAACTTTATTTGCGAACGGAGAATTTCTATCGTTTTTGTTTGAAATAATTTGCTTACATCCATAATATATGATTTTAGTGAATGGCAGAACGATTAAGTTCTACCGATTCACTCTTTATATACTTTGACAATTCCATGCTAGCCATTGCTTAAAGCGAATCTTCCTGTTCCAACTTTCTTTGTCTTGTCACGCAATCTTCCTTGTGCATCTCTTGCTCCAAGCAATCCCATCCCTCTGACTCTACGGGATGATATTGCAGCCTGTGATATTCTTGCCGCCCTATTGTTACCATCCGCATACCGATTTGCGCCCTGCAACTGCGACCTTAATCTTGCAGCTTGTGCATTAATGTCATTCAAACTTTTTCTTCTAACTCAGCAATCCTCCTATTAATTTTGTTTATTATGATACTCCCAAAGCACTCTTTCAGCCATTGGGAAAGTTTTATAAATTCTCTGTAAGTCCTGCGGGTAATTCTTCTCCATCCAAAGCATACAATCGATATTGAACCCAACCCCCGAACTGGCTTTTATTGAATATCGTACCGGTTCGGGAAGTCCTTTCTGTCTCATGTAAGTAAGAACATCTCTTTGCGTCCAATCGGCCAAAGGATAAACCTTCCCTGCGTTCTCATAATCTGGATAGGTATTCAACATTAACCGGCGGTTCATGCTATCAGCCTTCTTCATGCCATAAAAAACGAAGTCGATGCCAAATCTTAACCGCATGGCTAAATCAACATCTGCCAGCTTCAAGAGCTTTATCTTCGGATTGGGTACACAATACATACCGGATCGGAGAATATAAGTAAGATTCCAATGTGGCACCTGGATAAACTCAACTTTCGGGTATTTGGATTTTACCCACTTGATATATCTTTCAATATGCTCTAATCCTTCAACAAAGTACATGAATACACATACAACTCGATCAAACTTCGGATAGATCAGATCCAGCAACACAAGGCTATCCTTACCCAAAGAACAAAAAACGATAGCCTCATTAGATTTTACTCTAACGAGGTCTATCGTCCTATATGTTCTCTCAAGCAAGGTCATCCCGAACTCATACCTAAACCAGAGCGTACATTTCTGTACTGCTGATTTCTGGTAATAAATCTACCACCTTGAGAAACTCTGTTTGTTCCTGGTACCGTCAAACCTCTACGGCCGCCTCTGTAATTAGAGGTCGCAAAACCTGTTCTGTTAGTTCTTCTACCGACTCAGCAAAATTATTAATGGTTAAACATTAGACTTCTCTATCACTTTACCCAAGTCATAAATGATTTGGGCCATCACGTACTCAACACCATCTACTTCATAGGGGATTTCGTTGTCGTCTTCGTCTGTTAGGATCTCAACCTTTGCACCTTTAACCTCGACAATAGCAAACGGGCGTGCGCCCTTATATTCACCTGTGAGAAACTTGATAGCATCATATTCGACCGGTACGACTTCGGGTTCTTGATCTTCTGGCACTTCTTCAAAGTGCTTATATTCTTTGTCGCCGACCTTATACCGGATATACTTTTGAGAAGTGTTAGGCCGGATTTCTCTGAACTCTTGTTTTTTCTTACCGGCTAAAATCTCATCGAAAAACTTCTGTTTAATCGAAAGTGTTAATACATTCATAATCGTGTCTATTTTATTAATAAATAATTAGTTGCGGGGGCGTGACTCGAACACGCGACCTCTACCAAGTCAAAGTAGCAAGCTTACCACTGCTCTACCCCGCGATAGCACCACTAAGGTACTACCATAACCAAAGATACAGAAAGATCTTCAATCGTTATTTATGACAATCGGCTTATTGTCGTAAACTAAGCCATTTATCACGCTTTTCTCTGCACGCCTCTAAAGTTGGCGCACAACAAGCGAACAATTCACCACTTTCAGTACGATAGTCGTACTGGTACATTCTCACTCTCTTACCTCTCAACTTAGTAGTGTAGGTACAATAATTCTCTTTACCGGGTTGACATACGCTACAACCGTTTTTGTTTATTGTGTTCATCTTGATAATGGTTTTAATTCGTTGAAAGTCCACCCAGCTTGTTTTAGTTTCTGTAATCCGTCAGAAGATATGGCATATTCAACCGGGCGTTCAGTACAATCTCCATATCCACCAAAATAGAATGTAGCATTATGCGTGACACCAAGCGATTAAATTTCTTTAACCTTTTGCTCTGTATTTCGCCAAAGCCATTCTCTGTTCTTATTAGAGCTATCCTCTTTGTCAATAACTACAAAATATCCTTCTATGCACCCGTAATTATCAAATTCAGAGATATAGATATATTTTGCCTTTTCGACAATCTGCTTTTGTAGCCATTCTTCTGTATTAGGATTATCTTCGGGTAAAAGAAAAACATTGAAGAGGCACGCACCCATATTTTTTCCTTTTTTCTCTACGCTGCCTTTTCTAAATAATTTAGGATTATCAATCACAAACTGCATCAAATCCGTTTTTCTTACTTTCAGCTCTTTGGCAAGTTCTGACAATAGGCAGTAGCGTTCATTGTTTGCCATTTTAAGAAGGTCAAATCTTCTCTTAATTTCTTGTATATCCATAATCATTCATTTTTAAGTAAATTCAACATCACTAAGATTAAGCACACCTTTATCCGAAAACTCATATCCTATGTATCTAACCGAATTGCCGTTTATAATGTACCAATCTACTTGATTATCATCGTCACCATGCGCGAAAAGCAAATCATTTGTCACACTTTTACCTCTCTTTAATCCTACGTAATAGTTATTATTGTAGAAGCTTATTTCGGGGATATGCTTAAATGTACTTGTATCTATACCGTCATAGACACCGTATTTCTTCTTAAAATGTTCGTCCATTATTTCTTTGCTTTACTTGTTCAATCAAAAACTTTCTAAAATCATTCTTGTATTGGCTATGAATGATTTTATACTGTTGTGATAAGTTAGGCAACTGTTTGTGCCCTTTGCTATGCAAGAACTTGGCAACCAATTCAACCTTTTCGTGATTACTGAAACCTCTATCCTTGCACATATTTGAAATACATACATTCGCCTTGCTCGATGGCTTCTTTATGATAGGAGGCGCATTACGCTTGCCATAAGAGCGCGTTCTTGGAAAACCAATCGCTTCACCTAAATATTCACCTGTGATGTAATCAAATTCACCACTTATTAAACTATCTGCTATTTCGCCCATAATTATTTATCTTTATTTGATTTCAACTTGTTAGCTCTCTTTCTCAGGCTTTCTGCCAATTCGTAAAAAGCGATATTAATCAAATCACAATCTTTAGTTGTGCGGATTGCATCAGATACCCTATCAGATTCTATAAGTGCATCTGCGCTATCTGCAAATACTTCTAATGCCAATATCTTTGCTTCTCTCTTAGTCATAACGCTTCATATTTTGGCGTTCTGCAAACTCAAATGCTGATTATGAGTCAGCAAAATAATTTATCCGGTTGCCAGTAATTGTATCTATTACTTCGTAAATTTTGCAACCGCATTCAGTAGCTTCACGAACTATATATTTACTCTTCTGATTCATAAATTTATTATTGTGGTAGCCCGAAGGCTACCTGGTTAAACTTAGAACTTCTCAATTTTAAGATTGTCGTTAATGATAAACTCACGACCACACTCTAAAATCATGCGTGTATCTGTTATTCTTTTTATCACTCTTACTACGTCATCGTGCGATATGCGTGGCGTACCATCTGCATAGCGACCATTGGCCAAGTCACCTGACACTCTATATCTCAAACCTACTACTACCTCATTTATATTCATAATCTTCTATATTATGCAGGGCTTTCGCCCTGCTGGTTAAACTTATACTAATTCAATCGCTCTTGCAGGTACACCAATCATAGTCCATGTTTTACCGTCTTTCAGGTAATCTACCGAATACTCTATGTCAAATGTGCATACGTTAGTATCTACGCTTGATATAACGCCTTCTACCTTACCGCTCTTTGTAGTTACTACTACTGACTGACCTTTCTTAAATTCTGCTGTTGCCATAATCGTATATCTTTTAATTGTTATTACTTTGTTTCTTTCTGATGATGCAAAGATAAAGCAAACTTTATTAAAAGCAATACTTTTGATATAGTTTTCTTTATCAATTAAGAATATTTAATAAATCAAACTTTATCAATATTAGGTTATACGATAAAGTTTGCATTACTTTGCGGAGTAATCAAAATAAAGTATAGTTTATGGATTTACGAATAAAAGAAATAATGAATGAGCGTAATGTTACTTCTGCGTGGCTCGCTGAACAAGTTGGTATTTCAAAGGTCGCTGTCAGCAATATTGTAACAGGTAAATCATCGCCTTCTTTGGATAATCTCATAAAGATAGCCGGTGTTCTTAATATATCTATCACTGAATTGATAGGGGAAGAAAAAGAGGAAAGCACTATCATCTGCCCTCACTGTGGGAAGAAAATTAAAATAGAGAAAGGAGAATAGATATGAAAAAGAAGTTTGTAATCAGAAAAATTATGATTGGCAGAGAATCCTTGTATTTGTATAAAGGAGAGTATGGAAATACATTTGGCTATGGCATCAACCAAGTTTATGAAATTAAACAATTTGATGCCAAAGAAGAAGCTGAAAGCATTATTTCTCAATTAGGTGATGGAATGTACGAAATAGTAGAAGTGTACATAAAATAAGCCGGAGCTAAACTCCGGCTTTCAACCTTTCCATAATCTCCCCATATATCCAATCCACATCCTGACGGAAATACTTATACAACTGATAAGAGAATACCAGATTATTACGGTTATCGGATATGGCCGTCTGCGCGCTAACACCTAAGACCTCCGCTAATTTATTCCGAAGGCCGTTCTTCATTTTTCCGCCGGCGAGCGTGCTTGGAGAGTACAAAAACAGGATGATAAAGATGAATTTCTTTCTTTGGGTAACATTCCCTACCCTAAACGTTTCCTTTTGAGATATGATCTCCTGGAACCACGTATATAACGTCCCTATCATGTTAAGGTCGGTCAATGTAGGTTCTGTTAGTTCTTTCTCTCTTTCTGACAACTTGGATTTCTGTTCCCGGATAGATTTTATTTCTGCGATTTCTGAAAACATGGCACGATTATTTTAAAGTAAATAGTATATTTGCACTATAATCGTGTGGAGAGGTGACGTTACTGGTGGTTCGGGGCGTTGCCTCTCGTGTTTTTAGAATGGTAAATCATCTTTTGGCGGCTCAGGTTGATAGGGTTCAGGCTGTGGACTGGCTTCTTGCTGGGTAGGTCTACTTCCTAATAGCTCCAACTTATCGACAAATATTTCTGTCACATACCGCTTTGACCCTGTCTTATCCTCATACTGCCGGGTCTTAATCTTACCCTCGATATAGATTTGAGAACCTTTCTTGACATACTTCTCTACGACCTCGGCAAGTCCTTTCCAAAAGATAAGGTTGTGCCATTCCGTGCGTTCCGGAACCTGTGTACCGTTTTGAAGGGTATACCCCTTCTCTGTGGTAGCAAGCGAAATGTTAGCAACCTTTGTTCCTGCAACATCTTTCACTTCAGGGTCTTTACCGGTATGGCCGAGAAGGATTACTTTATTTACGCTCATGATTATGCTATTTGATTATATTTTTCTGCTATTCTTCCGAATCTTTCCGGGTCAATCAACTTTGTAACGAATACATTGAAAGCCTCTGTTGCTCTTTCAGATTTACTTGAAGTATCACTGTTACCCGATATGGAAGCCGCTAGTTCTGCTGTGTACCTTTCTGTAGTAGGTAATAGAAGATAATCCATTTTATCCGAGTGTATTCCAAATATCTCATAGGCATCTTCCCGGTAGAACTTAACCAATACCCTGCTACTTTGGCAAAAGATATTGATTAGCATTGAAAGGCTGGCAATCCTGTTATCGACTCCAGAAATATTACAATCAAGCATAATCTGGCTAATGGAGTATTTTAGGATGTCTATGTCTTTCAAGAAACAGTCTTCCATATCCTGAAGGACAGATGCGAATATTTCAGGAGAGACATTGACGTGTGAACGCATATCCAAGTTGTATTTAGCTATTTCATGCTCCGCCTTTTGGAAATCCCGTTTAGCGGAGAATCTGAATAATCCTGATGTTTTAAGTTCTTCTTTTAGCATCAGGATATGATTATACACTTGGTCATTAATAAATAACCCGGAGTAGTGTAAGGTGTGTTCCTTTGTTACTCCTGGCAACGGATTGATATGTTCTTTTTTATAATCGGCTATCGCTTGAACGTAGCCGCAGTAATTAATGTTCATGATGGTTTTATTAGTTTTATGTTTTATAGTCTGAAAGCAAAAGAGTTTACAAAGGCCGGGTA